ACCCAGGTCCAGGAGGTCCAGTGGGTCCAGGAATTCCTTGATCACCAGTGGGTCCTGGAAGACCTTGATCACCAGTGGGTCCTGGAATTCCTTGATCACCAGTGGGTCCTGGAAGACCTTGATCACCAGTGGGTCCTGGAGGTCCTTGATCACCAGTGGGTCCTGGAGGTCCTTGATCACCCGTAGGACCAGCATTTCCAGGAGGCCCAGTAGGTCCAGGAGGCCCAGTGGGTCCAGGCCGACCCTGACCTCCAGCATTTCCAGCAGTACTCATTGAGGTTCCATCTTGAAAATAAATAGTTCCAGTATGCAACAATGAATTACCACTCAAATCTACATGACTAGCAAAGACTTCTCTTGAATTAAGCTGCCCCGAATAATTATTAATATTTAATTGCTCGGAATTTGAAATATAACTTCTAGTAATATTATTATTGGCAGAAAAATTTACACCACCATATCTTCTAAAAGTAGACATTAATATATTACTATTTTAATAAATTTTAAATTATTCTTAATAGAAAGTAAAAATTATGTAGGCAAAAAATCCCCTACATAATTATATTTTTTATAAAAATCAAAAAAATATTTAGCTATTTTAATGGGCTACAATGTGGAAATATCAATTAACATGCTCAAGGAAACAAATTTTTCTGAAATAGAGAGCACAATTGAAGGTATTGCGCAAAATTATAATTGTGAAAGTATCTACATGGTTTCGGAAGAAGATGGAACAAACAAAATCCCAAGATACCATAGTGTCTTTATAGTCCATTTTATAGATGAAAATTTCGAAAATTTTATAAAGTTTATTCGAATGATTAAAAGCTATAAAAAGGGTTATATTGAATGCATTTATGATAATGATATTCGTAAATTATTGTACGCCTCATCCTATTATTTAAATAATATTGATAAAGAAGCCTCAAAAAAATACAGAAATTATATAAATAATAAAGAGTTTACAACAAATGAGTTTGCAGTATTAAAGATACTAACAAAATTGCGTTAATTTCTTCGGGTCTTTTTCCCTCCTTTTCCTACCTTTTTCCCTCTTTTAAGTTTACGACTATTAAGTTTACGACTATTAAGTTTACGACTTTTACGTTTTTTTGGCAGTTCTAAAACCATTGCATCATACTGTGCTGGCAAATATGTTGGTTCAAAAAAATCCTGCGTTAAACGTTCATCTAGAGGCATATTAACTGGTTGTACTCCCAATAAATCCATAATATCTTTATTATCTAATATCATGTTAATATGTTCTTTATTTCCATTATCATTAATATCAATATTAAATTTTGCGAAATCACCATTGTAGTCGCCACTCCATTTTATTTCGTTTTTCATGTTTTTTTTATTTTTTTTATTTTTAAGGTAGGTTTTAGTATATCCAGTATTCTTAATATAGATTGACATTTATATTAAGTATATAAATATTTTTTGAGTAATTTAATAAATAATAAAATATAATTTTTATTTATATGGAATTAAATATTTCAGAGTTAGATAATGAATATGCGCCAGTTGAATTTGAACCGATACCAGAGAACATAATTCCAGCAAAAAAAAGTGTCCGTTTTCAAGAGCCGTTCAAGCCTTTGCATCCATCAATACCTCGTGTTAATGCCAGAATGACAAGACCGCAGACCGCACCAGTAAAGCCCAAAATTTCATATGAAGATATTTTATCGAAAATGGGTATGTTTGTAATGGAAGGCAAACTGCATTTAATCGAAGACCAACGACCCTCACAACAAAAACAACAGTCGCAACCAATGCAACCAATACAACCAACTTATGATAACATACCACAAGACAGCTATATTTATAATAAGTATTTTAAAGACCATATAAAATCAGAACCTGAAAAAAGACGTCCATTATCATTAGTAGAGTACAGAAATATGCTTATTCAAGATCATTTACAAAGACAACGTATAAAACAAATAAAATCAACTAAATTAATTTTACCGACTGCAAATATTAACTTGGCAGCAGGTAGAGGTAACTTGAATAAATTGTTTAATTTTTCAAAAAGATAAAATATGAATTAAATATATGAATATTGGTTCAACCATTATGAAAAAGAAAACAAAAAAAGTAAAACCAGAAATAATACTAGTCGAGGAATTAGCTGAAATATCACCCAAAAATACAACATTAAGAAGTTCATCGATTTCTGAAAATGCCAAGAAAATAAAATGTAAAAAGGGAACAAAAAAATACAAGCCATTAGGGACTGGATGCTATAGTAAGACGGAAATTGATAATTTCAAACTATTCAAAAAACAAAATAAAAGGGTTAAAACCAAAACTGTTCCAATTGAATTAGAAGTCGCTTCGCTTTCCCCAGTCGCTTCGCTTTCCCCAGTCGCTTCGCTTTCACCAGTCGCTTCGCTTTCACAAAGAAAATGCAAAAAAGGAACAAAAAAATACAAGCCATTAGGGACTGGATGCTATAGTAAGAGCGAGATTGACAATTTTAAAATGGAAAAAAGTCAAAATAAAAAGACAAAAAAGAATAGAAAGGTAGAATTAATACCTGTTATTCCAATGTCACAAGTTTTAACGCAACAAGTTTTACCGCAACAAGTTTTATCGCAACAAGTTTTACCGCAACAAGTTTTACCGCAACAAGTTTTATTAGAACCAGAAATAATAGAAATAGAACCAAAAAAGAAAGTCTCAAAAAAAAGACGTTTAAAGACACCAGTTGAATTAGAAATAATGGAAGAAGAACAGCCAGTTGAAAAAAGATATAACGAGGAATTTATTGACCTGATGGAAAAATTGAGTGATATTATGTTTAAGCAGGGTGAACCATTTCGCGCAAGAGCCTATCAAAAAGCGCAAGAAACAATCATGGCATATTCAGAAACGATCAGTGATCCAAAGCAGTTGCAAGGAAAACCAGGAATAGGCTCAACAATTATGGAAAAATTAAATGAATATGTTCAAACGGGTACATTACGTGTACTAGAACGTGAAAAGAATAATCCAATTAATATTTTGGCAGATATCTATGGAATTGGCCCTAAAAAAGCCCAAGAATTAGTAAATGCAGGGGTTAAAACCATTGATGAACTAAGAGCGAGACAAGACGAATTATTAAATGATATACAAAAAGTAGGATTAAAATATCACGATCAAATTCAAGAACGAATACCGCGTTCAGAGATTGAGGAATTCGATCATTTATTTCAGACTATTTTTTCAAAGGTAGCTGCAGGATCACCGGATGCCAAATTTGAAATTGTAGGTTCTTATAGAAGAGGTGCACTAACATCCGGCGATATTGATGTAATTATCACAGGAAAAACAGGTGAAGTATATAAGCGTTTTGTAGATGACCTATTAAAAACGGGCATTATTTTAGAAATTCTATCAAGAGGTCAGTCGAAAACCCTCGTTATTGCTAAATTGCCGGGTGAAAGGGTTGCAAGACGTATTGATTTCTTGTATACGCCTCCCGATGAATACCCATTTGCGATACTCTATTTCACTGGTTCCAAGATTTTTAACACGGTAATGCGTCAGAAAGGTTTAGATAAAGGCTATACTTTTAATGAGCACGGAATTTATCACTTGGAGAATAAGAAAAAGGGCAAAAAAGTAGAACACCTGTTTACATCAGAAAAGGACATATTTGATTTCCTTGGGCTGCAATATAAAAATCCTGTGGATCGGAAGGATGGGCGGGCGGTTGTTGCCTACACGGATGTAGGGGAGAAATTAGAGGAGCCTGCAAAAACAGTGCCTACATATGTAGGCAATGTGACGACAAATGCAGCGGAGACTGTGCAGCCCGTAAAAAAAAATAAGACGCTAAAAAAGAAGGCTAAGCTGCCTTTAGTAGAAGTAAAAGCGGAAGCAAAAGCAGAAGCAAAAGCAGAAGCAAAAGATACTTTGGAAATCATTGAAAAATTCAAGCATAATGGTATAACGGTATTACAACAACTTAGCGAAAAACAACTAGCTGATATTATCCATGTCGCCAACGACCAATATTATAATGAAACGCCTGTTATGACTGATAATCAATACGATATTGTAAAAGAATTTATCGAACAGACATATCCTAATAATACGGTTATTACTGAAATTGGTGCACCCGTTGAGAGAAATAAGGTAAAACTACCTTATGAAATGGCTTCCATGGATAAAATAAAACCTGATACAGGCGCTTTAACTGCATGGACTAACAAATATAAAGGGCCATATATATTATCTTGTAAACTGGATGGTGTTAGTGGTCTTTATTCAACCGAAGGCGCCCAACCCAAATTATATACACGCGGAAATGGCAAAGTAGGACAAGATATTAGTCATTTAATTCCCTATTTAAGATTACCTAAAACCAAAGGCGTTGTTATTCGAGGAGAATTGATTATACCTAAGAAAGTATTTTTAGACAAATATCAGAGCAAATTTGCTAATCCGCGTAATATGGTAGCCGGCATTGTAAATCACAAAACCATAAATGACGCCGTAAATGATATGCATTTTGTTGCTTATGAACTTATTGTACCTGAAAAGAAACCATCTGAACAAATGGCCTTTTTAGGCACACTAAATATCGAAAGAGTGTTATATGAAATGAAAACAACATTGTCGAATGAAATGCTATCTCAAGTGCTAGTTGACTGGCGCACCAATTATACTTACGAAATTGATGGTATTATTGTCACAGATGATAAAATCTATCCACGTAAATCTGGCAATCCCGATCACTCTTTTGCCTTCAAAATGGTCTTGTCTGATCAGATTGCAGAAGCAAAAGTAGTCGACGTTTTATGGACACCTAGTAAAGATGGTTATTTAAAACCTCGCGTACAAATTGAGCCAATTCAACTAGGTGGTGTTACTATTGAATATGCAACTGGGTTTAATGCGGCCTTTATTCAAGAAAATAAAGTCGGAATTGGAGCCACTATTGAATTAATAAGGAGCGGCGATGTTATTCCGCATATTAAGGATGTCACGGTTCCTGCATTAGAAGCCAAAATGCCCGATGTTCCCTTTAAATGGAATGATACTCATGTCGATATTATGTTGGAGAATGCAGCCGAAGACCCCACAGTAAAAGAAAAGAATATTACTGGGTTTTTTAGAGGAATAGGAGTAGAAGGTCTAAGTAGCGGAAATATTGCGCGCCTCATTCAAGCTGGTTTTGCAACTGTCCCACAGATTTTAAAAATGTCAGAAGCCGATTTTTTAAAAGTGGAAGGATTTAAGGGAAAATTAGCACATAAGATTTATACAGGAATTCAAGAAAAAGTCAAAGAAGCGTCTATTCTTACACTAATGTCCGCATCCAATATTTTTGGCAGAGGATTTAGTGACAAGAAAATAGAACTTATCTTAAATGATTTACCGGATATTTTGACATCGACTGCAACGAATGAAACTAAGATCAAACAGGTTACCGCAGTAAATGGAATGGCAAGGAAAACCGCCGAAGCTTTTGTTTCGAAAATAGATGATTTTAAACATTTTTTACAGGAATGTAGTCTACAAGACAAATTAACCGTTATTCCAGTTGCCAAAGTAGTAGATCAATCTCATCCATTATTCAATAAGTCAGTAGTTCTAACAGGAACACGTGATAAAGATATTATTGAATTTTTAAAACAAGTAGGTGCCAACCAAGGATCAAGTGTAAGTAAAAGTACCTTCTTAGTTGTTGCAAAAAATAAAGACGAAGACACTGGAAAGGCAGAGGAAGCTAGAAAATTAAATGTACCGATCATGTCGGTTGAAGAATTTATGTCTACCTACATGAAATAAATGTGACATATTTTTGAAAAAATAGGAACCAACATATTATAGCATCAAAATATTTGTATATTATAAATTATTATAAAATAATAGGATGGAAAATAATATGTTGGATGAGGAGATTTTTTATATGCCAGAGGGACTTGAAATAAGGGTAAATGCTTTTGGTGAGAATGGTCTATTTGCTAGTAAGCCATTTAAAAAGGGGGATATTATATGTAATAAAAATTATTATATTGTTCCATATGATAATTTAATATATAATATGACAATAAAATCTAATAATAACATATTCAAATGTTGCAATATTCAATCTCATTCAACATTTAACAAATACAATAACACACGAATACTATATACCTGGGACATTTTTATGAACCATTCATGTGATGCTAATACAAAGGATTATGATAATATTGAATATATAAATGAAAAAGGACAATTAATTTGTAATTATAATATAACAGCACTAAGAGATATATCTATTAATGAAGAGATAACAACAAATTACTTATATTTTGAATATGATGCAGATTTTAATTCATTTGATTGTCAATGTGGATCACCAATATGTTATAAAACAATTAAAGGATTTAAATATTTAAATAAAGAAGATCAAGAAAAAATATTTGCCGAGCTAAATAAAGTTGCAAAAAGGGATTTTGAAATATGGTTAAAATTAGATAGCGAAAAAATGGAAAAATGAGTAATAAATGGTTATTATTTATAAACAATATTATAAATGCAGGATTTTTATAATATTTCTATAAAGAAATCTCAAATACAATTTGCGATATTATTCGCACTTTTATTCATCATTTTATCTTTTATATTATTCGTTGTTGTTAGTTATTTTATTTTAAAAATGTTAAAAAGTAGCATAGAACAGCATTGCATTTTTTTTAATGATTATAACAAACAAACTAAGAAACTATTGGAAAAATATGGAGACAAACAAATCACAAAGGTGTATTTAGTAAGACAACCACTTAGTAAATTAGTAGAACTTTTACTGAATATTTTTTCGGGATACAAATATAATAAATTTATTAACCAATGTTGTGATAATTTTCCATATCATTCAGTTTTAATTTTTGAGTTAAAAATTGAAAAAAATCAGAGAAAATTATTAAAAGTAGATAAAGACGGCTTTATTAATATATCGGATAATTTTTTGCTATACAATTCTCAAGAAATAAAGGTATTATCATTGCACAAAGGCAAAGACAAAGAAAGAGATAGAGACAAATATACACTTAATTCTATTTTAAATGACACTCAAAAACGTATGGGAATACAAGATTTTTTTAACTGGAATTTAAAAAAAAGCAACTGCCAAACTTTTACAAAAGAATTACTCGTAACGATGAATAAATATGATGAAAAAAATAAAGATTTTATTTTTAGAGATAAACTCATAAAAATACTCCCACTTTCCGATTTTACTATTCATATTGGCTACACACTATGCTTAGTAAAACATCTTTTTTTCAAGTACATATTAGACAGTGAAATACTGAATTAAGATTGTTTCATTGTTTTTATTAAATCGTCAAAAGAAATATTATCTTTACTAAAATAATTATGCACTTGTATAATTACCCAAATACAAAAGGCAACAATAAGTAGTCCTACAAAAATATGAAATATTTCTAAAAATAAATCTATCATATAAATATTTAAAGATTTTTTAATAGTGTAAAGATATTAAAGATAATATATTATCTTATATTATAACAAATGCTACCAATTTTATTGCTTTGTGTTTTATTTTCTGCTGTGTTTGGAGAACAACAATTGAGAGGATCATCATTCAATGATAATTTACATTGGAAGGAATTCAACCATTTTTTAGAAAGATTTAAGAAGGAATATAACAGTTTGGAAGAATTAGAAATGCGTTTTGCTATTTTTAAACAAAATTTCATTCAAATTATTGAACATAATGCGGATCTTGGTCAAAACTTCACCATGGGTGTAAACCAGTTTTCGGATTTAACTGCAGAGGAATTCAAGGAACAATATGTAAGTGGTCTAAAGGCAGCTCCTGTTGGCTCCTATGGTTGCAAAAGTTTCTCATCGAGTGCTTTAAATGCACCTGCCAGTATTGATTGGCGTAATAAGGGTGCTGTTACTTCGGTGAAAGATCAGGGACAATGTGGATCTTGTTGGACTTTTTCTGCTACGGGAGCTGTAGAGGGTGCATGGGCGATTTCCAAGGGTCAACTTATTGATTTGTCTGAACAAGAGCTTGTAGATTGTGCTACCGGTTTAGCATATGGTTCCCATGGATGCAGTGGCGGTCAGATGGAAGGAGCATTCAAGTATATTGTGGAGAAGGGTCAATGCTCATTATCTTCTTATCCTTATACCGCTGCAAATGGTGTGTGCCAAAAATGCACGGCGGTCGCCCATATTTCCAGTTGTTCCGATGTTAAACCTAATGATCAGTTATCACTAAAGGCTGCCGTTGCTCAACAACCAGTGGCTATTGCTATTGAGGCCGACACACGCTACTTTCAATCTTATTCAAGTGGTGTCTTAACATCGTCCAGCTGTGGTACTACATTGGATCATGGGGTGCTAATCGTTGGCTATGGTGAGGAAAATGGCATCAAGTATTGGTTGGTCAAGAATAGCTGGTCGACTACATGGGGAGATAAGGGATATGTAAAGATTGCACGATCGGAGAGTACAAATGATCCGGGTATTTGCGGAATTGCAATGGATCCATCGTTTCCTACAGTTTGAAAAACCACATACAGTTTGAAAAACCACATACAGTTTGAAAAACCATAATTGAAATGATTTAAAGATAAATTAAAAAATAAGTAAAAAAA